CGTTTTCTTGGATAGCACCTTGCTTGTCAAGACGTTGGATAATAGTATCGAAGTCAGACAATGTAGTTGGGTTACCACCACCCCATACGTTTCCTCTTTGAGAAACAGAGTAGAATAAACCTTCTGAACCTTTGTTACCTACATATCCTGTAGTAGCAGCAGCTCCTGAATTAGTTTCAGCTGGTACAGCCTCGATCATAGCTAACTCTAAGTAATCCTCAAATCTCAAACGAGTTTCGTGCTCTGATTTGATGTACCATAAGTAACCTGTAGCTCCGTTCTCAGAAGTAACCTCAACCCATCCGATTTGTGCCATATCTGAACCAGATACTGCGTACTTATCTTTGATGATGATTGGGCTGTTCTCTAAGATCAAGTCATCAGCCTCTAAAGAATCAACCATTCCTTCAGTTCCTTTTCTGAACTCTGAACCGTAAACAAACGCGGTAACTACGTCAGTAGCTCCAAAAGTTTGACCTCCACCTTCGTAGTAAGCTACGTCAAATTCTCCAGCTGCATAGTCAACAGCAGTGATGATAGCCTTGTTAGAGTTAGCAGCAGTGTTGTTATCTGATAAGAAAACTGTCTGACCAACTCTAAATGCAATTCCACCGTTCCCTGGTACTAAAGTATCATTAACGATAATTGTAGCTGTATCTGAACCTGCAGCGAAACCTGTAGCAACACAGTTAACATATTTAGTGTGCAAACGACCTTGCTCTGCCCATTTGATAAGGTCAGAAATAGATGGCATCTCAGCTCCAACTGCTCTTAAGAAAGACGCAACTGAACGGTTACCATATCTTTCAAACTCTTTCTCGTAAGTATCTGGAAGATACTGATTCAAGAAGTCAAAGTTTGTAATGTAATTTGATGCAAGAGTTTTTCTCTCTGCTGAAGGCTGCAAATCAAAGCCTGGTGTAGATAATACTGACATTTTTTAAATTTTTTAATTGTTATTTTATACTTTTAAACTTAAGTCCACGACCACCACCATCGTCTACACTTTTCACTTTAACTCCTGATGAGCTGATAGATTGAGGAGATGTTCTAACCTCCATATCTATATTCTTTGTTTGTTTGGCGGTATCTAATAACGCCTCAGCTTTGCCTTGTTCATAAAAGAACCTAGCAAATTTTTCAGGATTCATAGCTACAGATAAGGATCTGTGATAACCAACAGCGTCTGAAATTAACCCGTCATTATCTAAGAACTTAGATATATAATTTGTCAAATCAGATTGAGACTTCTTTAAGTCTGCTGGATCACCAGGTAAAAACTTTAAATCCTTGTCACCAATGTTGAAATCAAAACCTTTGAAATCTTGGTTGAAAAGTTCCTCAGTCTTCTTCTGAAAATACTCAGACTTTTTGTAACTCTCTTGCTGCACGGTCTGTGCGTCTTGAACGTATTTCTTGTAAGCATTGTAGCCTTCCTTATCCTCGTCTGGAACTGAGCTACCTCTTGACTCAAGCGGTGACTTGTACTGCTCCTTCTGATCTTCAAAAAACTTCTTAGCTTTGGCAAGCTCTTTCTTCTTGGCAATTTCTTTTTTATTAATTTCTTTCTCTTCGTCAAATTCAGGATCATACCCAAATTTATCTTCGATCATATAATTAATATCCTCGTCATCCAAGTCTGACTCGGTAACTGAGTAGTACTCAGCTAAAAGTTTCTCTGGAGATAACTTACTGAAGTCTTTACTTAACTTCATAAAGTCATCAATACCTCTTCCAGTTTCTTTTTTATACTTTAAGAATGCTGAAACATCTGAAGGCAATTCCTCGTTAGTCTCTCTCTCCTTAAATAGTTCATCAACAGAGTTGATGTCCTTGTTGTATCTTCCTTTAATATAGGACAATACATCCTCGTCTTTTAATTCTGGAGTAGTTTCAATCTGTTCATTAGTTTCAACTTGTTCACTTTCAGTGATCACTTCATCTTGTTGAACATCCTGATTAAACTTCTCCTCGTGTTTGTCTAATAACTCTTGTTCAATTTCTTGAATAGAGCGTTCCTCACCTGCGCCAATATCGCGCACTGTAAAATTTTCCATTTGATTTGATTTATTAAATTTATTTTATTTATTATTTTACGATAAGTCTATTAAACGATTAGACTTTTCTAAATATCTATTTTTTAATGTATTACTAATATCTATTTTTTGTTTTTCAGACATAGGTCCTTTTTTTCTACCTAAAAGAGCATCACTTAATTTTTTTCTTGTTTCTAAAGAATTATATTCTCCTTTTAAACCTTTATTCCAATGAGTTTTTCCTATTTTAGATTTTGACATTTTTAATTTAGATTTTTCTGTATGTTTAAACCCAAAAATACTTCTTGAATTAGGACAACTATTATACCCTTTTTTAAAAGTATTCATTATGTTTAACCAATATTGTTCTATATCAGTAGTTATTTTAGAATCACATTCTTGAATAATGTCAAAATCAATATTATTTATTCCGTATTTATTAACTGCATTTTGTAATTTTAATGAATGATGTTTACCTCTCATTAAATTATATATATGTGAATAAAGTCTATAATAAAACCCGTTTCTTGACATTTTATAATTTAACATCTTACAACTTCCTATATAATGTTTGTTATTTAATGTTAAAATATAAACACCACAAGATAAGTTTAATTCATCTTTAGTGTATTTATTTTTAATTAATTCATTTACTATATCTTTGATTCTCATTAAATTTAACTAAGTGTTAACAAATAACGTAATTTTGCCGCCTCACCCGAAAGTGATTGAGCCATATTACATATGTCTGGATATCTATTAGAATCTCCGTAAACTTCAAGTTCATTAGCAAACATTAACACTTGATCTGTAAGTTCCAAAGCATCCTGACCAGACTTCATAGGTTCAATTCTCATACCTTTAATTCTCTTTCCAGTATATCCCATTATTTTTTCAATAACCTCATCTTTGAAGTCTTGTAAAAAATCATAAAAAGCACCTGTTGCTGTATGCTCTGCGAAACTTCTTGTTTCCCAGTGAATCATATGGAACTGCTCGTGAAACGTAGCTAATCTCCCTGCGATATCTTCTGTTGTCATATTGTTTTATTTATTAATTATAAACTTGTATTCTTATTGGTATATTATTAAATGATGTTGGAATTGTATTATTAGTTCCATTTGTATTTGTAAGAGCCAATGTAAATGAAGTACCATTAGCTCTTAACGCTTGTGTTAAATAACCTCCAAACTCAACAAAAGAACTAGCCCATATTATTGTTTTATCTGCTGTTAAAACACTTGATGATAATGTACCAACTATAATACCGCTAAATGTTGAAAAAGTAATTGTAACACCTAACTCATTAATAACATTTGTATATGTAAATCTTGTTCCATCATAAGATAATAATATAACTGTTTCATTATATGTTTTTAAAGCAACAGTTCCGTCAGCATCTGGTAGTTTTATAGTTCTGCTCGCTGTTTGTGAATCTGCTGAAGTTAAAGTTACTGTTTTACCAGCAGAAGATGGCAATCCAATTTTTAAAAATGGATTATTACCAGCCGTAGATACTAACTCTATTTTTCCCCCAAGAAAATCATTTGTTTTTATAGAATCAGCTAATACTGTCATTGTTGTTACACCATCTGTAATGGTATTACCTCCATTTATTGCTTTCTGTAATGTAACATCACTAGTCAAAGCAACAGTTCCTGAAGCGTCTGGTAGTTTTATAGTTCTACTTGCTGCTTGAGTATCTGCGTGAGTTAAAGTTACTGTCTTTCCTGCTGAAGCTGATAATCCAAATTTTAAAAAAGGTTTTGCAGACGGACTAGTACTTCCTACAAGTTCTGCTTGACCTCCTAAAGAAGTATTTGTTTTTATAGAATTTGCTGTGACAGTCATTGTGTTATAACCATCAGCAATAGTATTCCCATTATTTACAGTCTGCTGCAATGTTCCAGCTCCTCCAGATGGTCCTTGTGCACCTGTCGGTCCTTGTACTCCTTGAGGTCCTTGTGCTCCTTGCGAAGCTAATAATGCCCAGTGTGTTGTATCAACATCAGGAGTAGTAGTTCCCGAAGTAGCTAATATACAGAACCAAGACGCCCCATCATATCCTACAGCATCATCTGCTACGTAAGACGTTCCTGATACCCAAGCTCCTTGCCAGTTTAATCCAGCAGGTCCAACTGGTCCAATAGGTCCTGCTGGTCCTTGAACTCCTTGTGGTCCTTGCGCTCCTACACCTACTGTATCAGCTATATCTTGAATAGTATATGGTTGAGTCTCTGCGTTTAATACTGCAGATTTTCTTTCTGTAAGATTTACATTTTCTGATATACCTATAAATCTTGTTCCTGATGGTACTGTTGCCATTATTTATTTTTTTTGCAAAGTTAGTAATTATTTTCTTATATTATCTCGGCTCAAACTCAGCCAAGTCAAATCCGTCCAAACTGTCATCATTACTCTCGAAGTCAACAGGTGGTAAGTTATTCTTACGCTGCTCAATTAACTTAGATTGTGTTGTTGCCTGTTTTAATATTCTATTATCCTTAGCCTTCTCCTTCATCTCGTCCTTCATAGTTATAGACTGAGCCTCAACGCCTTTAAGCTGCATATTCATCTGGAACTCAACATTCATCAACTCAACCTTTAACTGAGCCTCAGATTTCATCTTCTCTATCTCGTATCCAATCTCTGCCTGCTTGATTTGCATCTTAGACTGTGTCTCTGCTTGAATTTGTTGCATAGCGTTCTGAGCAGCCATCTGCTGAGACTGAGCATTAATCTGAGCCTGCATCTGTTGAGATTGCATAGCATTCTGTTGATCCTGCTCCTGTTTCTTACGTCTCTTAAGTTTAAGCAACTGATTAGCAAGCTTAATATTATTTATCTCTCTAATATCTATAGCATCTTCTAACGTGATTGCATCCCTTGAAAGCGCAACTTGAATATTCTGCTCTAGCTTAGTTTTCTCTTCCTCGTCTGGAGACATCTCTATAAATATACCAAAGTCATATATATACATCTCCTTAATCTCATCAAGAAGACTCACGTTATACTTACCGATCTGCATCGCGAATGTCTCTGCAAAGTCAGAGTACTCTAATATATCAGCAACTCTATAAGATATAGCCTCAGCTAATTCTTTAGTTATGCTTAGACTTCCGTCTAGTATATGTCGTGTGGCTGTGTTTGAGTTTGCTGCTGCAAGCTTCTGTAAACCAACCAAAGAGTTTGGATCTGGCATACTACCATCCCTAGCCTCATTCAATCCCGTCACGTCTCTAATCATACTTAGGTAATGGTTGTAACTTCCAATTAATGAAGCTATCTTACCCTGACCACTATTAGAGTTAAGCTCCTGAATAGGAACCCTTGCATTATTAAACTCACCATCCTGAGTGTAGCTTCTACCAATAACACTACCAGTCTGGAAGTATAATCGTAATGCGTCCTCTGGATTGTATGCCGCTCCGTTACCCAAGTCAACCTCGTTAAGTCCATCAGCATCAATGAATACACCGTCAGGGACAACCTTAGATATAACCTGCTGTAACTTTAAGTGAGTAACCTGAATCAAGTCAGCAAATGGTATCATACGTCTAACTAAAGACTCTATGTTACCTTTATACATTCTTGGAGCTACTGCAATATAATTTGGAAGCGCGTGCTGAGATGATGACTTAGGTCTAACCATATTCTTGGAAAGCTCCCACTTCAACATAATATTAGTACCCATCACCATAATACCATCATACCACACGTCAATAGTCTTCTCGATTTTCTCGAACTTACCATCCTCCATCATCTCATTAGGAGGGTTAAACGTGTCGTCCTTCTGAATTATTCTAACGCCACCTGTATCTAATATCTTTTTCTTGTATACAAACTTCTTAGTAGTCTTATAATTTACATAAAGTAATGTAGCAGAGTCTCTACTAAATAAACTGTTCTGATAGAACTGTGCGTTGTTGTAATAGTTGTACCAAGACTGGCTATACTTTGAAATCTCTTCAAGCTGCTCATTAGTAAGAGTAGGATCAATCTTAAGTAGTTCAGTAATAGCTACAGTCTTAATTTCACCCCAGTAGAAGCAATCTCTAAAGTGTGGATCCTCTGTATAGCTGTGAACTATATTAGCAGGATCTACATAGTCAATCTGAACGCCACTTCCTGGTAGGAACTGGTGCTTAACTATACCCTTACCAAGCACAGCTAAGTCGTAATCAACTCTGTTTCTTGTATCTGAGTATTTGTTATCCTCTAGTATTGTGTTAATTGCAGTCTCCTCAGCAATCTCTATTGCTGGCTTGTAGTTTATCTGCATAAATAAGTTAAGCTCCTCTGAATCCTGAGGAAGTTGATCAGCATTTGTATCAAACGCATCAACCCCGAAGCTATCCTTTATCTGATTCAGAATATCCTTAGACACCATATCGGTCTCTATCATATCCTGATACTTGCTACGTCTCTCTGCAGATACTGCGTCTTGAGCGTAAGCCTTAACCCTAAAAAGTCTGTCAGACATACCGTTAACAACGATATCGACAAACTTTGGTATGATTGGAATTGGTGTCCAATCTAAATTTAAATGAGAAAGGTCACCATCTACTGACAACTCGTTCTTATATTTAGCAACTGATTGTTCTCCCCTTGCGTATAACCTAAGACGATGAAACTCACCCCACTGATTATAGAATTTACAGGTACCGCTATCTCTTCTGAACCACTCGTATTGCACAGACTGGCAAATCTGAAGACCGTATTCATATGTTGCTTTTTCTTTATCAGAAGCAAATTGACTTGGGAAACCTGCAGGATTAATGTTAATGGTTACATCCTTCATTTATTTTACTATTTCGCTATATCTTCCGTTGTTATTATATCTTGCAAATTTAATACTTATTTTCGAATCTTTTTTAACTGCCTGGAATGTGGATCTTTGCGTTGCCATTATAGCTAATCCTGAGCTAATTGCGGCATCAAATTTGGTCCTGTCATTTATATCAAACTTAGCCCAGTCCTCCAGTGTCTTTGTAAAGTACATAGATCCCATCTCGTCTGGATCTCTATACGTAGCCTCTAAATCTAATCCTACGTACTTCTCTATATACGACTCAATTCCAGACGCGTGAGCGTGCTTAACATCTTCAGACGAGTTAGGTATACCCCCAAGTTCTTTTTCTGTCTTAGAAAGCTTGTGAGAGGGTTTGTCAGGTCTGTTTAAAGAAAACGCTCTGTAGCCCCTTGTCTTGAAGTGATACAGTAGTCTTTGCTTGTT